CGACGAACTCGTGGACGTCGCGGACGCTAAGGTCGTAGACCGCGCCATGCCCGGCGGGCCTGACGCTCCTCACGCGCGTGACGGCGGCACCTTGCGGAGCAGTAGAGTTTCTGGCCTTCCCACTGAATGTGGAATCCGGCTGAACACTGAAGACAAACGACTGGAATGGTGGCAGGCAGAGCCATCCGTGCGGCTTGAGCCACGCGCTGATTCGCGCGACGCGCCTGCCGCTGGCGTGGCGTCGGCTTGCGACTGTGGTCAGCAAGATGCTTCCGGCCGGGCTTCCGCAGGAGGTTATCGGGATGGTTGTTCGAGCGGTCTTCGTCTCGATGGTGGACGTGAATGCTCGAAGGCAGCGGTCCGTGAAGGTCAGTCCAGACGCGACGATGGAGGCGACCATAGCCCCGACGCGCGAAGTAGCGGTCGCACAGGTAGTAACGAACCCCTCGCCACTCCTGAATCGTGGGCGAGATGACGACGGGCGCTTCTGACGATTGCGACATGCTGTTCTGACTCCTTCGTCAGTCAGGAGTATATCCTCATACGCCAGTTGGTCGACGCGAATAAACCCTTTGTTTTCAGTCCAAATACGATGATTGCCGGTCGCGCTGAGACGGTGCGCGCTGTCCGTCTCGATTTCGTAGAGCGCCCGTGACGGTGATGTCTGCCACGCGTGCTCGACAACCCGGTAGCCCTGCCGCGTCAGCACCTCGTCACCGGCGATGATCTGCTCGATTGGGAGCGGTCCGTCGCGTGTCTCGACGAGCGTGCCCTCCGCGAGGCAGTGGTTCTCGCTCTTCTCGTCTTCGACCTCGCCGCGGTGCCCGTCGACCTCTTCCCACGGGACCTCGGGCACGGTGCGGATCAGGTCCGGGCACGCGGTCGTGCAGCTCCAGTGCGGGAACCCGTCCGGCGCGACCGACAGCGCATCCATCCACCGGTTGGGCCGCGACATGCGCGCCGCGCGTCCGCCGGCCCCCTGCAGGAACTGCACCTTCTGCTGGCAGCCGTCCTGGTAGACCTCCAGGATCGACTTCGCAATCCCGTTCTCCAGACGCGAGCCCGACATCATCGGCTCGTAGACGATGAACTCCAGCCCGGCGAGCAGTGGCGTCTTGCCGTCGCGGTAGGTTTCGGTCGTCAGGGCCCGCCAGACGCGGGCGGCCTGGTCGATGTCGCGGACGCCGGCTTTGTAGAACTCGAAGAACGTGCGCGTGTGCCCGCCCGGCAGGGTCGCGTGCAGATGGAAGCTCCACGGGGCGCCGAAGCCGTAGTCGACGCTGCCGTAGATGCGCGAGCCGACCGGCGGCCGCCAGCGGTGGTCGTTCACGACATGCCACGGGATGACCTGATCGGGCCGCAGGCCGGCTTTCAGCAGCAGCGTGTCGGTCGTCGTAATCAGCATCCGGTCGCGCCAGAAGGGCCCGCAGATCATCGACTCGTTGGCGTCCCAATCGCCCTCCGCGAGCTGGAGCGCCTTGTCGCCGCCGAGCGCGTAGACCTTCCCGAGGTAGTCCGGATCGGCCGACTGGAGCGCGAAGTTGTCGTGGAACCACGCGGGGATGAACTGCCGCGTCAGGATGCGCTCGGGCGCCGTGCGGTCGGTCCGCATCGGCAGCGGACGCCAGATCTCGAACGGCGCCGGTAGCGGACGGTGGCCCAGCTCCTCGCTGACCGGCCGGATGAACCACCGCTTGTGCCAGCCGTGCCCGACGTTGCCCGGGTTCGAGGTGAGCCGAATGACCTTGGGCACGCCCCGCTTCGCGCTGCGGACGCGGGTGCAGAGGTACTTCACCATGAACTCGGTGAAGTGGCTCGACTCGTCGATGAACAGCCCGATGATCTGGAACGACTGATACTTGTAGACGTCCCGCTCGTGGTTGCAGAAGCACAGGTGCAACTCACTGCCCTGCCAGAACTTGAAGACGTGGCGCTGCCGGTTGTACTTGCAGAACAGCTTGCCGTTCGGCGCCTTGAAATTCTTATCGTCGGCCAGCGACAGCAGGACGATGCGGCCTTCGAGCTCCTGCTCGAGCTGCGTCAGCGTCCGGCGGAAGATGGCGACCTTCGAGCCCGGATACTGGAGGCAGAGCGTGATGGCTTCAACGATCGCGTACTCGCTCTTGCCGCCACCGACCGCGCCGCCGTAGAACAGGATGTCCGCGACCGAGGCGTGCGCGATGGCCTGCTTGGGCTGCGGCCGGCAGCGCGAGCCATCGTCGTTGCCGCCGAAGGGTTTGCTGCCTGGAGGACTACACGACGGGGTGTGAATGCAGTGGCCTTCGGGATGGAGATATCCGAAGGTGAACTCGGCGCCCTGGCGATGGCGAACGAAGCGGTCGATTTCGGGGATCGCCGGCGGATGGCGCACGCGCCAGCGAACGCGTTGGCGACTAAGGTGTGTGCCGTCCATCGCCCGCGCGTTCGGAGGCGGGATCTCCCCGTTTGGAGAACGGGCAGATGGCGCCGTCGCCGTGCTGCACGATCGTGTTCCGCGTCGAGCACCGCGCGCAGGTCCGTGAGTCCTCCTGGCGCTTGCGTTCGGCGTCGAGCGCGCAGGCCGCACAGATGCCCGGCCCGCCGCAGCGCGCCTTCACGCCGTCCGGTCGCGGATAGACATGCCCGTGGCCCTCGTTCGGATAGACGGCGAGCGGGCGCGGCGGGTCGTCAGGGCGCAGGAGAGAACCATCAGGCGCGACGTACATCGGCCGCGGCGGGCGCCGCATCTCGTAGCGGGTCGCGGCGAGGATCACGGCTTCGCGCAGCTCGGACGGCGTGTACTGGGCGTTGTGGATCTGCGCTTCGAGCACGTCCACGAGCGCCCGGAACATCGGGTCGCGCAGGTAGCGTTCGTCAGGACTCAGCATTCGTCGTCTCCGCTGATGAATCTGTGAATGTCTAACAGGCGGATGCCTCGGCTCTCGCCATAGACGCGCGCCTTGAACATCGGCTCGGTCGAGCGTTCGAGCTTGTCCAGGCCGACGGGTTCGTAGGCCCGCTGGAGCGCGTTCGGCGGTCCGCCAGGGTTTGACATCGCCTGCACGACCGGGCCGCGCTTCAGGCACACGTCGGGGTCCGGCCACCGCCCGATCCCGTCGATGCGCCCGACGACCGCGCCGTGTCTGTCGACGAAGTAGAGCGAGTCATTGGCCCATCGGGCAACCTCGATGTGCTCGCGCTCGGGCTGCGTCGCCAGCCACCGCGCAAACTCGTAGGCGGACCACGAGAAGTAGGTTGGCGCCGTGATGCGCTCGACCAGGCGGAGCGTGTCGAACAACGTCCAGTCGGGCGTATAGACCGTGCCGAACGCGCGCACCTTCGTGACCTCGTCCAGATGCCGCGCGAACTCCGCCGCGCGCATCGAGCGGAACCACGAGCGGACCGTCACCGTCGGACCGGACGGCCGCGGCGCCGGCTGTTCCCACCAGCGCACGAGCGAGCAGAAGTCCAGGCGCAGCGCGCCCGTCGGCGTGTACGGATCGATTCGCACCTTCGGCGTCAGCCGCACCCGCGTCACCCGGAAGCAGCCGGGCGGCAGGGGCACGGACCGCAACACCCGCACGAGCCGTTCGCTCGAGCTGTCGTAGGCGAGCTGATACAGCGCCCCGAGGTCGTTCCACATCACGACTTGGCCTCCTCCGCAATCCGCTCGGCCTCGCGCTGCTCCCGGCGCTTGCGCGCGCCGGCGATCCCCCCCTTCCGGCCCGCCGCCGCCGCCTCCTCCCGCGTCCACTCGTGCGACTTCTTCTGTGCGTGTCCTGACCGGCCGCCCTTCGCCGCCAGCGCCCGCTGCTCGGCCGGGTCGAGCGTGTCGAAGCCGCGATGGGGTTTGGTTCTCATGCGCGTCTCCGTTTCACCGTCCGATTGCGTCGCGCCGTCGCGGTCGACCGCGGATGCCGGCGCGCCCGGAACTGGATCCGTCCGTCATGGATGCGGAAGTCCACCGCGTGAACGAGTCCGCAGTCACAGCACATCAGCTTGTAGCCGCGGGGGGTCGGCTGCACCCATTCGTT